ATGCTAAGAAGCTCACTATCAAAACATCTTGTAATTGCTAACGGTGTTGGAGTTATAGATTTGGACTATAAAGATGAGATTAAAATCCGACTACACAATCCAGTGAACAACGACACTCTAATGGAAATATATAGAGGTTACGCACACTCAAGCCACAAAGGCTACAAAGTTAAAAAAGGCGACAAAATAGCACAAATCACACTACTGGAACATAAGTCATATCTGTTTGGAATAGACACAGACAAAGAGAGAGGGCGGTTTTGGAAGTACTGGCAAATGAAAGCAGATTATAGTTACTGCTTAAATAAAGATACTTGCATCCATAGAAGAGGGTGTAAGAGGTGGGTAGGAAATTACTCAGATGAAGAAGTCAAAGAACTATACACAGAGTCAAGATTTATATCAGAGATTGATGATAAAAAATGTATTCCAAATCTTAGTGATATTGAATGTGAAAATGATTACGAGTTCTTAGATAGATTTAGGCTGAGCAGTGGCGAAAAAACTCAGTGAGTGGAAAGTTAAATCAAAAGATGGTACATGGTACATCTACTACAAAGGAAAACCAATGATGAAAAGTAAAAAACTATGCAGAGTTTTAAAAGAGTTTAGGAGGATAGAGAAATGAAAAGAAATGAACATTTAAAATGGGCAAAAGATAGAGCATTAAAAGAGCCAAACAGTTTGATGATGTGGGCTTCATTTCAAAATGATATGTTGAAACACGAAGAGTTAAGAGAACATATTGCTCTTAAATTGTTTCTTACTATAGATTTAATGAATAAATCTGCTGTAGAAAAATTTATTGAGGGGTTTAACTAATGAGTTTATCAAGAACAGAGCATATATTAATAAAGCTAAATGAAGAAGCAACAGAAATAGCGAAAGATGTAGATAAGGCTCTCATATTTGGACTAGATGATGTTGAACCAAATCAAGAGTTCACAAATAAACAAAAGATTGAAAACGAGATAGCTGATTTACTTGGTGTTGTTGAGATGCTAACTGAAAAAGGTTTTTTAAATAAAGACGAAATTTTTAACCACTCTAAGATTAATGCTAAAAAAGTAAAAGTTTTGAGGTGGTTAGATTACTCTATTCAAAAAGGGATTACACTCTTGAAAACATAGAGGATAATATTAAAGAGTTAATCAATCAGAATAATATAATAAAAAAGGTTAAGCCATGAGCTGTAATTACTGTAATGACTATAAATATAATCCACACTACAGCTATGTAGAGTGTGCCAACTGCGGAGCAGTGACTTTAGATAGTGGCAGAGAATGGGAAATAGCCAAAAGAATGAGTTTTAAAAATATGGAGTTTGCTAAATTCTATATTAAAAATGGAAGTAGAGCAGAAGCAGATAAAGGAATATCAGATGAGTGAACAAGTAGAATGTCCATACTGTAAAGAGTATGTAGAGATAGAACCCGATGAACACTATGAGAACTATGAAGAGTACCAATGTCCTGAGTGTGATAAAAACTTTGAAGTATTTGCTGAAACAATGATACACTATTCAACACTAGGAAAAGCAGACTGCCTAAACGGTTCAAAACATAAGTGGAAACAGATAGTAGGTACTCCTGAGATACACTTCCGAGGAAAGTACAGATGTGAGGATTGTAGTGCAACACACACAGTGAAAGAAGAACAAGCCACTAATCAAGAGTGGGATGAATACTTTAATATGGATTAATGATGAACAAAATATTAATCGAACAAAGAGACTATGACGCATTCATAAAAGCTGGTTTTCATCCCGATACACTTGAGATTATCACACCTATGCCACAATCACCAGCAAAAAAAGACACCTCAAAACACTATATGAAATTTAAAAATAAAAAAAGATATAATAAACAAAAGGGTTAGATATGAAAATATTAAACAGATATGATATAGAAATTATAGAGAGACTTACTTCCACTCAAAAGATTTATGCTCGTAGAGCGTCAGACATACTGAGAGATAAAAATATTCCATTAGTTCAAGGCTATAGAACATTAGCTGAAGTGATAATAGAACTTGAAGCCATAAAAGAAGAAAATGAAAAAGAATTAGTAGAGTATAAAATGAGGTATGGAAGCCTACAAAAAGGGATTATTCCTACTTCTTAACAATCCCCTCAATAACCTCACTAGCCATCTCACTAGACTTTAAATAGTTCATAGTGAGATACTTTTTTATGGTGTTAGGGTCATTATGCCCTAACGCACCACTGAGGTGCATACTCTCAAGACCTTGCTCAGCCATAGCACTTACTATTACATTCCTCAAATAGTGTATTCCAAAACTATCATCATCAAGTCTAAGTTTTAGTTTATCCGTAACTCTTCTTATATCAACTATATGAGAACCAGTAAGACGAGACTCAAAAACCCAGCCCTCATCACTACGAAACACATCTAAGTTTTCTTTGATAACATCAGGTAAAAATATCTTCTGCTCTTCATTGTTCTTAGTATCTCTAAGCACATAATAGCTCTTGTCAAAGTTCACATCTTCCCATCTAAGAGTGAGTATCTCTCCTTTTCTCCTACCTTGCAACGCAAAAAGAAACAGTGCTAAGTAAAAAGGATCACTTCCAAATTCTGCATATATAGCTTTGTGTATTTTCATAAGCTCTTCACTGGCATGAGATACAATCTTCTTAGTCTTAGGTAGTTTTATCTTTATCCCATCAAGAGGATTAAAAGATATAAGCCTGTTTGCTATTGCATTTTTAAAAGCTGGTGTAAGAACTTCTAAAGTCTGCTTAACAGTTCTAGGAGATAGACCTTTATCTTCTTGAGACTTTATAGCATTACGAATATGCAACTGCCTCAAATCCACAACTCTCTTCATCCCACAAATAGGTTTTATATATCTAAGGTAGTGAGACTTCCTAGTTTTAGTGTAGTTGGTAGATGGTTGTTGCTCAAAATACTTATCCATAAAAGCATCAAGAGTAATCTTATCACTAAGCACAGCATCTTTTTTATCATGCTTCACTTTCATAAGCTCAGCTTTAGCACTAAAGACCCTATCCTTTTTGTTCCAGCTTGTCCTATCACTTAAATCTATAAGACCACTGTACTCTTTTCTCTCGTAAGTAAACCTATATAAAAACACTGTATAATTCTTATTGCTCCACAATCCAGTTTCAACTTTATGAGGATAATCTTTTCTATCAATAGCCATGTAATATAATCCCTACTTTATATTATTGGGTACCAAGCTAGGTACCAAGTTCATAGATAAAAGTATATCTAAATCAAGAGAAATAGAGAATACTACTATCGCTACAGAGGTGTGTATATCGAAAGAAAACAAAAAAGAGAGAATTGCAAGACTGGCTCATAACGGAAATGAGCTAAACGCTAGAAGTGCCTTGATAGAGGGCGATAAACTACTTAAACATTTTTTAGGTACCGAGTTAGGTACCGACTTCCACTTTAAAAGTGGGCTTATAACTCAGTTGGTTAGAGTCCCCCGCTCATAACGGGGTTGTCGCAAGTTCGAGTCTTGCTAAGCCCACCACTTTTACAAAAAACAATCAAACTTATTTTTCTTCTAATACTGGAACATCAAGAGTTTTCTCTTGCTCTTTTTTCATCAACTGCTCTAACTGCTCCACTGTTAAATCTTCTAACTCTTCAGGAGTATAATCTCCGTTCACATTAAACACAACAGTATCAGGACTCTTACCAAAGCGAGCCTCTTTAGCCATTTTATGAATCTCACTACTAGCTTTTATGTCAGCTTGCTTCACTTTAGTTACATCTTTTTTCACTTGATTACTAAGCACAATAGAACTAAGCATAGAGTTTTTAAACATCTGAGCATCAAAGTAATCAGCTTGAACAGAGGCGAGTATTGTTATATCCGCTTCTGCTCTTGCTTGAAGTTGAGCGTTTGAGCTAGCAATATCTAACATTCCCTCTGTTTCAATATCTCCATCTTTGTTTACTCCATGAAAAGTAGATAGTTTTTGTTTCATCTCATCATAAACGGAGGTAGCCTCTAACTCTTCTCTAAGTTTCTTAGCGGTCTGTTCTACTTTACCAGCCTTAGAACCTTGAAGCCATATACCGCCATACTCTTCTCTATCATCATTCTTCCAGTCACTAAGAGTTGATACTCCTACACTCTCCTGTTTAGAGATTTCACTCAAGGTCATATTCATAACCTCAAACAAAGCCCTACATCTAAATCTTATCTCTATATCATGTGCCATCTATTCCCCTTCAAATAGTTTCAACTCAGCTTCCAAAGCTGTAGTGATATCTTTAAAAATCATTGTCTTATTCTCATAAGCTTTATTGATTATCTTCTCTTTAGCACTCTTACTCAGGCTCTTATCATAAGAGGTCATTTCTACACTCAACTTAATCTCAGAAAGAGTATCGCTGTACTCTCCAAGAAGTTCGCTCACTTGAACATAGACCTGTTTCTCTTTTTTACTCATATACTCTTCGACTTTTTTACCATCATCTACATAGGCCTCTTTCTTCTTCTTCTCAAAAGATGCTTTAACTCCACTAGCTTTTTGCATAAGTTCATAATACTTCTCAGAGTATATAGTTCTAGGACTCTGCTCTTTACCTCTAAATCTATAAGTCAGAAATTCAACAGGGTCTTTAGCAAAAGGTCTAGCTCCCCACTCTTTAGAGTTCCAAAGTATATTTTCCGCAGCCTCTTCTATCATCTTAGCAGTAAGTCCAAGATAGCCATCAACATAGTGCTGAGTCATTATAGGACTAGCACCAGTAGCCTCTCCTAGTTTTTTATAGAGGAGAGGTGTATAGCTTAAATACTGATCACTTAAATCATCAAGGTTTTGCATATTTCTAGGAACAATAGGGCTACCAGTCCAGTTAGTGTTTGTCATATGCTCCAGTACAGGCTGGAAGAGTCCACTAATATCTCCAACACTAAACATATTCTGAACTCCCCAAGCAAAATCAGCAGATGCCTCTTTGCCATGCTTAGTATGGATTCCATCAGCTACTATCTCAGGAATAGCACTAAACACAAAACCAATATCATAAGGTCTAGGTACTTTGATATGCGTATCTCCTATAAAGAAGTTCCAATATCCAAGCTTCTCATGTCTAGTAAGTTTCTTATATCTCTCATCATCTCTATTTTGAAACCAAAGAGCAAGAGTTAAACCAGCTATCATACCACCCATAGCGTAGATTTTTATCTTATGATTTTGTAGCTCTCCTAACTGATTTTTAAACTTAACAGCATTAGAGATTTTCATCTCTCCGTTAAGGCTAAAGATTCGTCTAGCAGTTTTATCTATACCATTGATACCAGCTTTCATAAATGGAACAGTAGCCATAAAACCACTAAAGGCTTGATTACTTCCCTTAATAGCAAAGTCTGTACTAACCTCTCTAGCTTCAAAAGCACTTTGAGAAAGAGACTTTCCGTTTTTTCTAGCTAGGTTAAACTCTCCAACACGAGTACCATACTCAAA